GTAATGTAGTTGTGCAATTCCTGCCAGTCAGGTCCATGCGCGTTCACACCAACAGCACATTCAGACTTGAGAGGGTACAAAGAGATTACACGTGCCAGCGGTAGGAAATACTGACGAGCCAGCAGCTGAAGAGACACGGCAGCACCCTGGAAGACACGAACCTTGTCCTTCGTGACTGGGGTGGGTTCGTCCTTCAGGCATGCCTTGAAGATCAAATGGCCTCGCTCACCTCGCCGGTACGCGGCAACTATCTCATCGCGGTGTTTCAGGAAAAGTTCATCTAACACAGCGGGGCATTGGTGCGTTCCTTCCGGTGATGGTTCAAGGTACGTGATGTACTTCGACTTTGGTCCGCCTAAGGGGTACCCGATAGATGTCGAAGGTTGCATCTTGTCAATGAACTTCGCGCCATCAATCCCACACAGAGTTTCCATCTCAGTGAGTGGTCGCGTCGTAGCCAACAGCTTGGGATTAAGCTTCCGAATATGCGAAAAACTTTGTTTAAAATCTTCGCATGCTCTAGAAAGCAAATCAGCGGGTACGCCAATAGACGGCTTAGTGGAGTGTGTTAAAGATTCTCTCCATGGATGCCATCTACTATGACCATCAGGCCCTTTAAACTTAGGGCCCGACCACATGTTTTCCACACCTGTTGCAGTGGCTACATGTTTGGAAATGCATGACGTGCGAACTTTGCTCATGTACTTAGCCTTGCCCTTGCACGAACCGTAGTACTTGCAATTTGTGCCTTCTTCCATGAATCGCATAGGACTGTGCATATCACAGCTCTGTCCTTCGAAATAAGCAATGCCAAATAGTTCTCTGGGGAGGTTTCCCTCGCTACAGGTAATCAACACATTTGGCTTGTTCGACAGCTCTTGCAACGCGTGAGCGTATTGGTGCTGAGTCACTGTCCCTGCCACACCAAAATGGGTCCTCCATCGACTGCCTCCAAGATGGAACCCTACTATGGTAGGTGCTTTCAATTGGGCAACCAACGTTCCCATACACAACCCATTAAAGGTGGGTTCCGGTAGGGTGTACTGGTAGCCTTCGAAGCAAGTCGCCGTACCATTACCGCATGTGGCATTGTACGCAACCATCGTATTCTGCTTGGTAACCTCTCCTGTAACACGTTTGTGAACCAAGGTGCACGGCATCCCGGCCTTCATAACGTCTACGGGCAAGTAGTGCGATATGTTCCTCCATGATCCACCATTTGGCACCCAAACCAAAGCAAAATCCGTGTCTGGGATAAGCTGGGATTGTGTACGTGAGATGTAACAAGAAAAATTGGCACCGATAACGCTGGGGTCTTTCCGAGTAAAAGTCGCATGAAGCTCTCCCTCACCCATTATATGTTGGGG